ATTATATACTCATAATAATATTATGAAAAGGAACGTAACTTGGAAATACAAATAGAATTAGAAGAACTGCGAAAGAAAAAAATATTCGTAGCAACACCTATGTATGGTGGGCAGTGTCATGGTATGTATACTAAATCATCCTGCGACTTAGCAAAAATAGCACAAGCTTATCAAATGGACATTAAGATGTTCTATCTATTTAATGAATCATTAATAACTAGAGCAAGAAACTATTGTGTTGACGAATTTTTACGTAGTGATTATACTCATTTGATGTTTATAGATTCTGATATAGGTTTTGATCCTAATGATGTTTTATCTTTAGCTATATTATGTGAAGAAGGTGAAAGAGATATTGTATGTGGGCCTTATCCTAAAAAGACAATTGCTTGGGAAAAAATAAAGCAAGCAGTAGAAAGAGGTTTTGCAGATAATCCTTCTAATCTAGAACATTATGGTGGTGATTATGTTTTCAATCCTTTAGAGGGTGAAAAAGAATTAAGATTAGATGAACCTATACCTGTTCTTGAAGGTGGTACAGGGTTCATGATGATTTCTAGAAATGCTTTTAAAAAGTTTGATGAGGCATATCCAGATTTGAGATATTATCCTGATCATGTTCGAACTACACACTTTGATGGTAGTAGAGATATTGGTATGTATTTTCAAGCTTTAATCGATCCAGAATCAAAAAGATATCTTTCAGAAGATTATATGTTTTGTCAGTATATGAGAAAAGTAGGTATCAATACTTATTACTGTCCATGGATGCGACTAACACATACTGGTAGTTATGTATTTGGTGGTAGTTTATTAGACTTGGCACAACTCGGTGCATCTGCAACTGCTGATCCAGAACAAATAGAAAAAATGAAAAAGAACAAGAAAAAATCAAAAGGTATCGAATTAAATTTAGGGGAAATAAAATGAGCGATAAACCTAATTTTAAATTTGGTGAAGATAAGATTCTTAAAGAGTTATATGATTATATATCCGCAACTTATAAAGGACATTACTCTACTAATAAATTTCAATCAACAGAGTTCATAATCGATTGTGGACATGGTGAGGGTTTTATGATTGGTAATGTTATTAAGTATGCACAGAGGTATGGTAAAAAGAATGGTTATAATAGATCAGACTTGCTAAAAGTCGCACACTATGCTATTATGGCACTACATATAAATTCAATGCAAACTGGAGAAAATGATGATGCAAATAAGTGATGACACAATTGAAGTATTAAAGAACTTCTCGACTATAAATCCGTCTTTGTCTTTCAAAGCTGGTAATACTGTTCGAACTGTATCCGAACAGAAAAATATTCTGGCTCAAGCAGAGATAGGTGAAACTCTTCCTGTAAACTTTGCCATATATGAATTAAATCAATTCTTAGGACTTACAAGTTTATATGATAAACCAGATTATTCTTTTGGTGAAAGAGAAGTTGTTATTAGTGAAGGCAATAATAAGTCAAAGTATACTTATACTGATCCGTCTATGGTAACTTCAGCTCCAGATAAAAATTTACAACTTGATAGTATAGATGTATCAGTGAAAGTTAGTGCTGATGATTTGAAAAAAGTTTTAATGGCCGCAAATCAATTAGGTTTACCAGAGGTAGTTATAAGAGGTTCAGGAAGTAAAATATCTTTAGTGGCTACAGATACAAAAAACCCAACATCTAACGAGCATAGTATAGAAGTGGGTGATACTAACACTAGTTTTCAAATGGTTTTTAAAACTGAGAATTTGCAGAAATTAAGTATGAGTGAATATAATATTGAAATATCAAAATCTGGTATAGCACACTTTAAATCAACTGCAAAAAATATTCAGTACTGGATAGCTACAGAGACTAATTCTACATACTCTTAATTTGAAATTTATATTATGGTGATTTATGCGAGAAGATTTTTTATGGGTAGAGAAGTATCGGCCCAAAACTATAAGCGATACTATATTAACTCCTGATTTAAAGAAACTATTTCAGACATTCGTTGATAATAAAAATGTACCTAATCTCATTCTAACTGGTTCTCAAGGCATCGGTAAGACAACTGTTGCGAGAGCCATGTTAGAAGAATTAAGTTCTGACTATATTGTTATCAATGGTTCTGATGAAGGTAGATTAATAGATACACTCAGAACTAAAATTAAAAACTTTGCATCATCTGTTTCTCTAGCAGGTGGACGTAAGTATGTAATTCTTGATGAGGCTGACTATTGCAATGCTGAAACTGTTCAGCCTGCACTGAGAAACTTTATGGAAGAGTTTAGTAAGAACTGTGGTTTTATAATGACATGTAACTTTGTCAATAAGATTATTCAACCTCTTCATAGTCGATGTTCTGTTATAGAATTTAAAATGACTAATGCCGATAAGCCAGCTATGGCAAAAGATTTCTTTAGTAAATTAAAATATATACTAGAAACAGAGAATGTAAGTTTCGAAGAAAAAGTTGTTCGTGAAGTTCTTATTAAACATTTTCCTGACAATCGTAGAATAATAAATGAATTACAAAGATATTCTGCAACTGGTAGCATTGATAGTGGTATACTGGCCAACTTAGGCGAAACAAGTATAAAAGAACTTATGCAACTCTTAAAAGATAAAGAGTTTAGTGCTATTCGTAAATGGGTTGGTAAAAACGTAGACGGTGATATTGCACCAATGTTTCGTAAAATTTATGATACAATAAGTCAGTATGCAAAGCCTAGTAGTTTACCACAAATTGTTGTTACACTTGCAGACTATCAATATAAATCGGCATTTATTGCTGATCAAGAAGTTAACTTTATGGCCTTTCTCACAGAATTAATGGTAGATACAGAATGGCAGTAAATAAAACAAACCCATTTGATTATATCAATTCTATCAATACGAGTAAGAAAAATCTTATGCGTGGTAGTAATAATGATACTATAGCAGAAAAAGAGTATAGTTCTTTTTTAACTAATCGATCACTTTCTTATTTTCCTGATACAATAGGTTATGCTAATGAGATGAATCAAAGACACCACTTAGATAATCTTCCACAATTCGAATATTTACTAAATATTGTCAGGCCTAAAAAGAGATTTTCTAAATGGGTGAAAAAAGAAAATGATAGAGACTTGTCTCTTGTGAAAGAGTATTATGGATATAACAACACAAAAGCTTTACAGGCTCTATCAATTCTCACTTCAGATCAGTTAAACTCTATTAAAGGTAAATTAGAAAAAGGTGGAGTATGATTGATTTAAATAGTTTAGTTGAAGTTACATTAAAAGATAGTGAAGATTTTCTCAAGATAAGAGAAACACTTACTCGTATCGGTGTAGCGAGTAGAAAAGATAAAACCTTATTTCAGAGTTGCCATATTCTTCATAAGCAAGGAAAATATTACATCTGTCACTTTAAGGAACTTTTTTCTATTGATGGAAAACCTAGTAATTTTACAGAAGATGATTTGTCAAGAAGAAATACAATATCTAACTTATTAGCAGAATGGGGTTTAGTTAATTTAGTAGATATTGAAAAATCTAAACAACCTGTAGCACCATTATCTCAGATAAAAGTGTTACCTCATAAAGAGAAAGATGGTTGGATTTTATCAGCAAAATATAATATAGGAAAAAAAAGATAATGGGGAGAAGAATGAGGTATACTACCAACTTTGACAAAGTAGAAGATTTTATGAGAGCATTTGGACAAGATGTTGCAAAGAAACCTACTATGTTAGATGAGAAAACTTTACAACTTAGATTAGAACTTATAGAAGAAGAACTAAGAGAACTCTATCTTGGTGTTGAAAGAAAGAACATGATTGAGATAGCTGATGCTCTTACTGATTTACTCTATGTTGTTTATGGTATGGGAGCGGCCATGGGTATAGAACTAGATTACTGTTTCGATGAAGTTCATAGAAGTAATATGTCGAAGTTAAGTGAAGATGGTAAACCAATCTATAGAGAAGATGGTAAAGTCATGAAAGGGCCTAACTATAAGCCACCCAATCTTTATGATACAGTATATCACGAAGAAGTATTAGCAAAGCTAAAAAAGATAGAAGAAAATTCTTCTAATGTTGATAGGAATCAATTAGCACAATTAAATTTATTCGATGAAGATTCTGCCGTCACAGGTAAGTGACTCTTCT